CCACGAAACAGCGCCTGTTAAATTTCCGCCACTTAATGGCAAATAAGTACTAGCCGCAGACGCAGAAGTCAAATAGCCTGACAACGCAGAGCTTGTGATGTACCCGCTAGGGTTGCTGTTGTTGTATGGTGTGAAGCCCAGAGCTGTGGTCACCATGCCGGAGGTAATACCGGTGATGTAGCCCGATGGGTTGCTGCTGTTGTAAGGCGTGTAACCCAGAGCCGTTGTGACCTGTATCGACGTGATGCCTGTCAGGTAGCCGTTAGGGTTTGTGCTGTTATAGGGTGTGAAACCCAACGCAGTTGTAACGTCAGCAGACGACAAAGTGATCGCGCCTGTGCGGGTGTTAAAACTGGTCACACCGCCGACGATGTTAATCACACCAGTGGCTGAGTCGTATGAGCCTGCACCGGTCACAGAAATCGCGCCACGAGCGCCTGCCGCAGTAACAAACCCGCTAGGATTCGTTGCGTTATATGGGGTAAACCCTAACGCTGTAGTGACGTCACTGGATGTAATACCAGTGATATAACCATTGGGATTGGTAGCATTGTATGGGGTAAACCCTAATGCTGTTGTAATATTACCACTAGTCAGCGCAGTCCATGAGGTAGATGTGGCGTCAGTCGTCAGGAACTTACCTGCGTTGCCTGTCTGAGATGGCAAGAAGCTGGCTTTAACAGCGGCGGTCAGGGACGTCCGAACAGTGTCAACGCTCAAATACTGAGGGTGGTCATCGTCAGACAAACCGGACAAGTTACCGTGGTCAGTTATCAGCGAAGCCGCAACACCTGCCGCAGCGATCGAACGGATGTCGGTGATCGAAACCAGACTGGCTTTAACAGCGTTACTGAAACTGTCAGCGCATTGAAAAACGAGTCTATACAGTGGGCGGAATTCCACTGAAGGGAAACCGGGAAGTTGCAACGATGTAAAGTCAACAGCTTCGGCAGCGCTCTGCAAATCACTTTCGGCTTGGCCGATGATTGCAATGACTGGGTATGTCAGGTTGTTCGTCGCCAGAATCCATGATGTGGCGTACTTGTTGTTTGCTACGTCGGCTGTTGACCAGACACCACCAGACAGTGCGTTGTATTGAGGACGAGCAGTACCTTGCTTGAGCGGGTAGTCAGTCGGTGCGTCGATGACCCAGCCTGTGCCGGACAAATACAACACTGGAATGCGAGCAGGGCTCAGAAGGTCTTGTTCCCACGTACCGGCTGTTGGTGTGTTGGTCGCAGTGACGATGATCTTCATGTCCTCGTCAAAGAACGTACCGCCTTCAAGCGTCAGTTGTGCGTGAGCATTTGAACTACCATTACCTCCAAGGGTGTAGCCGCTTGCACCGAAGCCACTAGCTAGAGCAGCGCCGCGTGTGCGGTGTAGGTATTCGTGAGTCTGCCAATCAAGGACAACGCCGTGACGCTCGTCACCAAAGTATGGGCAAGCACCGGTGGCAGCGTTCCAGTAAATGTACGCAGTTGGAGCTTCCTCAGAAAATGTGAAGTAACCAGCTTTAGCAGCTAGAGCGCCGTTCGCGTCGAAGTAAATCGAGTACATCCCCGATGTGTTGGGGATCGTAACGGTCTGCGCAGAGCTGACAACAACCTTCTTGCCTTTGCACCAAACTGTAAAGCTGGTGCTTACAGGTGCAATCGTGAACGTACGGGTCGATGCGTTGAAGCTAATCGTGGAGGTTGTACGGTCTTCATGACCCATGGGTTCACCGGTAATACCGGATACTTCCGCTAGATTGGTGAAGTTTGCGTCGACTTCGTTATTTGTAAGAGGCGAGCCCTTACCCGCTCGGGTAACAATATCAACCATACAACACTACTCCAAAATTTAGCTAACTGTGATCGCCCATGTGATGCTCATGGCGTCATCTGCGCCTTTGTTAACAACAGCGAACACGGTACGGCACAACATAGTACCGGAGGAAGAAGCGTTGAAAACGCCAGCCTCAACAACAGCACCAGTACCTGTACCAGCAGGGAAGCTAGCTACATAAGTAACAACAGCGCCGGAGGATGTAGAAGATGACAACGCAACACGGCCCAATTCCGCGCCCAAGGCAGCGTCGTTAGTCGCAGCTGCTGTATTGTTAGAACCAATAGCCATGTGAGACATAGCGGTCGGTGTGCCAACAATGCGTGATGCAATGAAGGTTTTACCTGTCGCAACGACGAGGTTTTTAATCTCGCGGCGATCTTTGATCTGGCCATCGGGGCCAGTGATTTCGACGACTACGTCGCCAGTAACTTTGAGTTGGTCGTTTAACATGGGGGCTCCTATGAAAATGTTCGGGATTCACCGACGTAGTCTTCTGCGAAGTATGACAGATCGCAGTAGTTTTGGGAAGACAAAATACCACTGCTGGCCAAAGATACCGAGTCGGCTTTGTTCGCATTCCAAGCCCTCGTGCTGGTGTCAGCAACAAAAACCAAGTTGGTTACGTATTTTACAGCTTGGTAAGTAATATTGTCTGCAAGATCGGCGCTATCATTCATCGCAACGCCGTCGTTGATTACTCGCCCGATGATGCGGCTAGAGAAATCAGAAAGCACAAGGCTATCAAACACGCCTTTGTCGACAACTCTAGCCAAAGAATCGGAGTGACTAAAGGCGTCTGAGAAAACTTTAAACGTGTTTCTGACCGCAAAATCAGATAGCGGGAACGAATCCACCAGTGACTTACCAGCGTCTTTGGCTACCAAATCAGTGTGTGTAAAGCTATCAAAAAGCGCCTTAGAAGTGTCCCGAGATATGCTGTCCGGCACATAGAACACATCCGCGGAGTGTTTTCCCAGATTAAATTGAGTCACATCCACCGTGCCAGCGCTGTCAACTAGTGCTTTACTAAATACGGTACGGAAGGTTTCTTGAAGGCTAACCGAGTGTGTGTACGCCAGTTGGTACAGAAATGTTGGAGCGGTGTCAGACAGAGAGAACGAGCTGGACAGAGGTTTGATAAACCCCTTAGCTGCAGAATCACTCAGTGCAAAATTATCTGCAAGAGGGCGGCTAAAGGTAAACGAAACTTGGTGGGCGAAATCGATCGTGTCTGTAAAATTACGAATGTACTCAAGCGTGCGGATGATAAAGTCCGGCAAAGACACACTGTCAGTGTAGGCAAGCTGCGTGTCAATGCTTGTAATATAGTCTGTCTGCCCGAACGTATCAGTAAGCGCTTTCTGCGTCGATCTAAACGATGCGTCAGCTACCAAAATTTCTTCAGGGAAAAACTGGAACCGTCCAGACGTATCAAGGTACGCGGCAGACGCTAGCAGGATGTAGTTCAGGTTAGCCGCAGGTACTATCACCGTCACCGATGCACCAGCAACAACGACAGAAGTAGCAGCAGCTAAAAGTGCAGCCGAAGTCTCGGCTACAGGCGCTACGATGACGACGCTTGCCCTTGCTCTTGTAACAGCCGTTGAAGCCGTTAGAGCAGTTCTGACAACCGTCACGCCCATTAGAAGTCCTCGCGCAGCTTAAACTTCAACAAGTCGTAAACAGTTTGGATCGTCGTGTCAGCAAATGTGATTTGGATTTCGCCCTCATAGTCGCCGGCCTCACCAGCGAGCATCTCAGGGGCAGAAGCAGGGTAGAACGCGACTTGGCCGTTAGCGCCGTCAGTCACAGAACCGGTCACGGTTGCTGTCAATGTCTCTGAGCCGACTGCTCGAAATTTAAGCAGCACAGTAGCGCCGGTCAACGCAATTGGCAAACCAGTGATTTCATCGGTGATGTTGCAGATTAGCGCAGGTTTGGTGTCGCCCTGTACGAGTTTAATTTTCTCGGCCATGTGTCACCTCAGATTTTAGGCGCTACGCCTGTTGTACCAGCCATCTCAGTTGTCAGTGCAGCTTGGAATGCTGCGTAGTGAGCCTGTGCGCGTTGAGCATTACCAGCGTATTCGCTGTCCTTTGTGTAGGCGCGGTACAAGATGTAATCGGCCAAGACGTTGCCGTAGATGTCAGGCAAACTGATATTACCAGTCACAGCGCTGTATACAGCCCCGTCAGCGGGCTCCGTGATGTCAGTTGGATAGGCAGAGTACACAATCTCCACAGAAGCGCCTGTAGAGGCTGCTGGTGGGTATACGTAAAACACCTTGGGGTCACGAGCGTCGTACATGTAATGCAGAATCTCAGTCACGCCTGTCAGGTTGTACCAGTTAGGACTCTGTGTGTCCAAGATGTTGCGCACGGTCATGCGAACAGAACGCTTAGTACCAGCGGTATTTCGAATAACGTCGATGAGTTTGGAGCCGTTAGTAGGAACAGCTTGTTTCGCCCCTGCAACTAGAGCCACAGTGGCGTTAGTCACCATAGAGTCAGGACGGTACAAGACCACTTCACGCTGACCATCATTGAGGTAACGAACAAGTTCAGCCACTGGCCAACGCACAGACGTGTTGTCCTGCATTGTCTCAACGACACGACGGATGATTGATTGTGCTGCAATGGTCATGATTTACCTCAAGCGAAAGGACGATAGCGAACGCGCATTGAGCCACGAACTGATCCGTAGTTTCCTTCAATGCGAGCAGAATTAATTTGGCGTGCTACAGAGTCCATGAGTTGCTGGGCTCGAGCAAAGTTTGTAAAAGGTTGATCTGGAATCTGCATCGCACGGGCGATAGCGCCAGAGGCAACTGCATCACTCCATGTGTTAAACAGGTCGTCGTCCAGCTGAGTCGCAGTGATCGCAGGACGTAAAGTGACGGCCACCACAACGGTGTACTTGCCATCAGGTGGAGGGGACAGCTTCAGCGTAAAGACGTTGTCAGTGCGGTCAGTGTAAAAACCGCGTGGCTTCGCTTGTGCTGTGGGTAGGTCGTTGCGAATGGCTTCGAACAGACCAGCAGAGAGTTCTCTACCGTCAACCGCAACACTCATTACACGATCGATCTCGTGGTTTGCTGTAGGCGGGTCTAGGTCATACTGGGTTACACCAGCGACAGTTTTGAATGAATCGAGGTTCTGGCGCAGAACTAACGAAGACTCAGCAAAGTCAATCGCAGAACTGACCAAAACCTGATTCACCAAAGGCTCCGAGCAGCCGGGTAAATACGGCAAGATTCTGGAATAAAAAACGCTCAGAGGTTGCATGATGTACCTTATTCGGTAGCTTGTGTGAGGCCAACTTCTGGCTCACCGGTAACTTCAACAGATTCTAACAGTTGTGTTTTACTTTTGCGAGTTTTTGTTGTAGCTTCAGCAGCAGCCAAATTGGAATGCTCGTTAGTCAACAAAACACCGCGATCGGTCAAAACCCATTCTTGGTCTTCCAGACGGGCAACAATGACGATCTCGCCTTCAATGTAAACGCGGATTTTGTTGTTCAGGATTTCGCCACCGAGGCGTTCCATCAGTTCAAGAGCGGTCATAGTATCTCCAAGGTTAAAACAAAAAAGGGGCCCGAAGGCCCCCTCTTTATACCACTATCAGGTGGCTGAGCCAACAACAGCAGTTACCATGGCTTCAGGCTTAACAACCTTGCGGCCATAAACAGCCAAACCGCGGACGATGTCGCCGAAGTCAGTCTGGTTACGCAGGGGTTCTGTCTTGTTAATGGTCATCGCGAAGGAAGTGGCATGCTTAGTACCAGCAACCATCAAACGACGAGCCTTAGCGTTGGTGACAGCGCCACCAGTAGAAGTAGCGGACAAGCCAGCGACCAATGCCTTACCTGCTTCGCCGCGTGGCAACAAGTTAGACACATAGACGCTGAAGCGATCCAACATACCGATCTTGCCGGTACGGATGGTGCTTGACTGGTCGCCAGTGAAGTACGCCTGAGCAATGTTAGATTGCATCAAGAGGTGACGGTCAAATGGGCTGATAACCAAGAAACGGCCATCTTCAGGAACGTTCTGCTCGTCCAAAACTGTAGACATGCGAAGAATACACTTCAACACGTTTTCAGGAGTGGCTTGGTCGATAGGAGCAACGTCTGTACCCAAGTTGTAGGCAGCAGAAATCTTACCGGCAGTAGCGCCTTCGTTTTGAGCA